GATTTGATAACAGCGTATTTTGCGGGGTCACTTGTCGAGAGTTTGCCAAACTCTTGTTGTGTGTATGAATACACAACGTCTACACCGATCAAAACCTTCTCTTTGGCCTTCTCTTGTGCATCTGGTGCAAGAGAGTCAAACTTGAAGTAGTTACCGCCGACAATCGCAAACATGACCGGGGGGTAACTCTCATTGTAACGGCGCTTGTAACCCTGATACAATAACGTTTTGGATTCGTCATCTATCTCATCGGGAAACCCGACAATGTTACCGATAGCGTATCGGGCTTGCGTATGCAAGGCGTCACGTGTACCAGATTGACGATAACCCAAATCGACCAATGAATTGATCGGTTGATCGGCGGGGGTGTTGCCTGTAACCGTAGGCGCGGTTTTTGACTTTGTAGTCATGGTGATCATTCTCCTAGGATTGATCGCTTACACAAAATATCAGTAGATGAACTTCTAACTGACAAATACATATTACCAAAGGGGCGCGGATAAGTCAAGTTACGTGGGGGGAAACCGCCTATTTGGTGACCCTGCTATGCCTGACCCGCTATTCAACGCGCTTGAGCCACACGCGCCAGATGCGCGCGACCAAACATAACTGGTCTCAAACAGGCGCAAAAAAAACCCCGCCAGGGGGTTAGCCTGGCGGGGTTCGTGTCACTCACATACAATTTTGTATGTGTCAACCTGTTGCATCTTAGTGCCAATCACAACCCGCTTGCATGTCGGGCTATCCTCACGCACATAGGCGCTGACGTTAACGTCAAGGAATCCAAGGTCAAACTTGTAATCCCGGTTCAAACTACCAGGCCAATCCTTAGTGGCCTTTGCATCGCCTAGGTTGTTGAGCGTTGCGAGAATGGTCTCGAGCTTCAGGGTCTTGAATGACTCAAGACTATAAAGCACCACACTGATGCAGGGCTTAGCATCAAAGTCATTCGACATGTACATGTCATCGCGCACTTCAAGGTCTTTGGCCAACATGCGGCCAACCTTACCAAGCAACTTACGGTTGGCCGTCAGTCCTGCTTTGTAGTTGCGAATGCGATCCATGTCGTGGTTAACTGACTTGATGGCGTCAGCGAATGCCAGGGTTGCGGTCTTTGCCATGATCTATATTCCTTTTGTAGATCGTTGAGATATCAGGGGCCGATCTGCTTACCTGATGAATACAGAGTACATGTCTTGGTTGAATAGGTCAAGTTTGGTAGGGGGAAACAGGCATTTTGGCCACCCCAAGCGCGACCCCACCCCCCAGAATCTCAATGAGCCTCCCCCTCATACCCCATACCCCAGGAATTACACAAACGACTACAAATTTTTCAAAATTTTCACCCCACACTACTGTATATAAAACCAGGTAGGATAAGTCGAATTACACACATAACTTCTTCTAAACACGTGGCAAGCCTGGCTAAAGTTGATTCCAAAACCACCTAAACCCCCGCCCCCATTCATTATTCTTCAATTACACATGCCGGGTACTCCAATCCTGCCGCGCCCCGAATTACACAGCAAATAAGATACTGATCTAGAGTACCCACCCCCGGTAGGATTCCTTACCTCCCCCTTGCATAAATAAATTTTTATGATACATTTGCCAAAACACGGAGCCACCCGCCCGACATGTCAGACTCGATAATGCCGCACATAGAGGAAAACATTCCTCTGCCAAAGAACGCTGTTGATGCGTTCCCTGAACTGTCGCCTGCGGAAGAACTCACCATGAGAGCAAACGTGGTGAAGTTAATGTCTGACTTAACAGGCACTCTACTTGTGCCCACCCAGGACAATGCTGACCAAGCCAGAGAGCTTGCTCGGGAGATGATCAACAACCCTGGTACGCGCCCCGACTTTGCCAAGTACCCCAACGAAACTCTTGCCATGCTGGCTGGCATGGTGGCTCAGATGAACGTGTCGATCGTTGATGAGTTAGCTGACCTCAAGATGTATGTGGTCAACAAGCTTGTGATGGAGGTCGAGAACGCCAAAGATGCCAAGACACGGGTGGCGGCATTGTCAAAACTAGGTGAAATTGACGGCGTTGATGCGTTTAAGAAGCGCAGCGAGGTCACGCACAAGCACATGACTGCTGAAGAGGTGGAGAACGAGCTACTAGAGACACTCACTAGCCTAGAAACCAAGGTAATTGACGTAGAAGCTAGAGAAATCATCAAGCATGAGTCCGAAACTGACGCCTGAACAGCTATTTACCCTGCGCCAGGCACTCCCCACGATGCCTGACAAGCAGAAAAGGCGTACTTTAGAGCTTTTGAAGAAGTACGACGCCCAAATCACGCAAGATTTGAGCAAAGAGAGCTTCCTTGACTTCGTAAAACACGTTTATCCGGGCTATAAAGTGGGTCCGCACCACTTAAAACTGGCCCAAATCTTTGAAGACATTGCCAACGGCAAAAAGAGGCGGGTGATTGTCAATATTGCTCCCCGACACGGCAAATCAGAGCTAATTTCCTATCTTGCACCTGCCTGGTTCTTGGGCAAACACCCCCAAAAGAAGGTAATTATGGCCTCTCACACCGCAGATTTAGCGGTGAATTTTGGCCGCAGGGTGCGAAATTTGGTTGGAATGGACACCTACAAGGACATCTTTCCACAGGTAGAACTGCAAGCTGACAGTAAGTCTGCGTCAAGGTGGGGGACGAATTTCAATGGCGAGTACTTTGCAATTGGTGTGGGTGGCGCTCTTGCTGGGCGCGGTGCTGACCTATTCATTATTGACGATCCACATTCTGAACAAGACGCCAAAACTGGACGACCCGATGTCTTTCTTCCTGCTTGGGAGTGGTTTCAGTCTGGGCCTCTCCAGCGCCTTATGCCGGGTGGCGCAATCATTATTGTGATGACTCGGTGGTCAAAGCTTGATTTGACTGGGCAAATAGTCTCGCAGATGAATAAGGAAGATGGCGTTGACCAGTGGGAGGTTGTGGACTTTCCAGCAATCAAGGATGACGGCGAGGCGCTGTGGCCCGAGTTTTGGCCGGTTGAGGAGTTGCTTGCCAAGAAGGCGGGGATGGACGTTCGGTATTGGAATGCCCAGTACATGCAGAACCCTGTCTCCGAGGAGGGGGCACTCATCAAGCGGGAGTGGTGGAGGACGTGGGAGGATGAGGTTCCTCCCCAGTGCGAGTTCACCATCATGAGCCTGGACGCTGCGCAGGAGGCCAATAACAGGTCTGACTACAACGCTCTGACAACCTGGGGTGTGTTTTTCAATGAGAAGACGAACAATTACGCGATCATCCTCCTGAACGCTATTAAGAAGAGACTGGAGTATCCAGACCTCAAAGCGCTGGTGCTGGAAGAGTATAAGGAGTGGGAACCAGACGCGTTCATGGTCGAGAAGAAGTCCAGCGGATCGGTTCTCTACCAAGAAATGCGTAGGATGGGCATCCCTGTTGGCGAATTTACTCCAGGCAAAGGACAGGATAAGATTGCCCGTGTGAATGCTGTGTCGAGCTTGTTCCAAGGTGGTGTGGTATACGCGCCCGATCGCAGATGGGCTAAGGATGTTATTGAGGAGTGCAATGACTTCCCCAGTGGCGTCAATGACGACTTGGTAGATTCAACAACGCTAGCACTGCTGAGATTTAGGCAGGGTGGGTTCATCCGTCTTGACACTGATGAGCCAGAAGACGATTTCATGTACAAGTTCCGCAAAAAAGCGGCGTACTACTAATTTTGAAGGATAGATGATGGCAACAAACAATATGGGCAAAGGTCTCTACGCTGCTCCTCAAGGGCTTGAGCAATTGGGTGTTGAGGAAGAGCCGATCGAGATTCAGATCGAGGACCCAGAGGCAGTAAGCATCTCTGGCCCTGGCTTTGAGATTGAGATGGAGAAAGAAGAGATAGATGAGGATGAGTTCAGCAAGAATTTGGCTGAAGATATGGATGAAGGCGAACTCTCTTCCCTTGCCAATACGCTGATGCAAGACTATGAGACGGACATCTCTAGTCGCAAGGATTGGATACAGACCTATGTAGATGGTCTGGAGTTGCTGGGTATGAAGCTAGAAGAGCGTATGGAGCCTTGGCCCGGCGCTTGTGGCGTGTATCACCCACTGCTTACCGAGGCAGTTGTGAAGTTCCAGGCTGAGACCATGATGGAGACCTTCCCTGCGGCGGGGCCGGTCAAGACAAAGATCATTGGCAAAGAGACCCCGGCTACCAAGAAAGCTGCTGAGCGGGTCCAAGAGGACATGAACCATCAGTTGACGGATGTGATGTATGAATACCGTCCCGAGCATGAGCGTATGTTATGGGGCTTGGGGTTAGCTGGCAATGCGTTTAAGAAAGTGTATTTTGATCCGGCGCTTGGGCGTCAGGTGTCGATGTACGTGCCTGCTGAAGATGTGGTCGTCCCCTATGGAGCTTCTAGCTTAGAGGCAGCAGAGCGGGTCACGCATGTGATGCGCAAGACAGAGAACGAGATCAAACGCCTCCAGCATGAAGGTTTTTACCGAGACGTTGACTTGGGTGAGCCCAACAATGTGATGGACGAGGTGGAGAAGAAGATTGCTGAGAAGCTGGGCTTTCGGGCTTCTCAGGATGATCGCTTCAAGCTCTTAGAGATGCAGGTTGAGTTAGACCTGGAAGGCTACGAGCATACGGATGACGATGGTGAAGAGACGGGCATTGCGCTGCCGTACATCATTACGATTGAAAAGAGTTCAGGCACTGTGTTGTCGATACGTAGGAATTGGAGGCCGGAGGATGAAGATTGCCACAAGCGGACCCACTTTGTCCACTATCCGTACATACCGGGTTTCGGTTTTTACGCTTTTGGCCTTATCCACCTTATCGGTGCTTTTGCTAAGTCTGGTACTTCTATTCTGCGCCAGCTTGTTGATGCAGGCACACTCTCTAATCTTCCCGGTGGATTCAAGACCCGAGGTCTCCGTACCAAGGGAGACGACACACCCATCTCCCCAGGAGAGTTCCGAGACGTGGACGTACCTAGTGGGACGATGCGGGACAACATCATGCCGCTGCCTTATAAGGAGCCAAGTCAGGTCTTAGCAACGTTGCTCGCTACGATCATTGAGGAAGGCCGCAAGTTTGCAGGTGCTGTGGAGTTGCAGACCTCAGACATGAGCGCGCAAGCGCCCGTGGGCACGACCCTGGCTATTCTTGAGCGCCAGTTGAAAACGATGAGTGCCATACAGGCGCGCATCCACTACTCGATGAAGCAAGAGTTCAAGCTCTTGAAAGAGATCATTCGCGACTACACCCCCGAGGAATACAACTACGACCCAGCCGAAGGCAGCAGGAAAGCCAAACAGTCTGACTACGACTTGGTGGACGTGATCCCCGTGAGTGACCCCAATGCAGCTACGATGGCCCAAAAGGTTGTCCAGTATCAAGCAGCATTGCAGTTGGCGCAAACCGCGCCACAACTGTATGACTTACCCCAGTTGCATCGCCAGATGCTGGATGTGCTGGGTATTAAGAACTACCAGAAGCTGGTACCGATCCCAGAGGATATGAAGCCCCGCGACCCCGTGACGGAGAACATGAACGTGCTCTCTGGGAAGCCTGTTAAAGCGTTTATCTATCAGGATCATCGCTCACATATTGCTGTCCATATGGCTGGTATGCAAGACCCCCATGTACAAGAGTTGGTGGGCCAGAACCCACAAGCAGCACAGATGCTGCAAGCAGCTATGTCGGCTCACATCGGTGAGCATTTGGGTATGGAGTATCGCAAAGAGATTGAGAAGCGGATGGGCTTTCCCCTGCCTCCCTACAACGAGGACAAAGACGAGAAAGAGATGTCTCCGGATGTGGAGGTTCAGGTGTCTCAGTTGGCGGCTCAAGCGGCTCAACAGTTGCTTCAAGAGCACCAGCAGGAGTCCCAGCAGAAGAAGGCCCAGCAGCAAGCTCAAGACCCGCTTATCCAGTTGCAGCAGCAAGAGTTGCAGATTAAGCAAGGCGACTTGCAACGCAAGACTCAGAAAGACATGCAGGATATGCAGGCCAAGATGGCTCAGATTCAGGTTGAACTCAAGCGTATTGAGGTTACCCAGGAGACTGAAGGAGCCAAGATCATGATGAAGAACATGCACGACTCAGAGAAAACTAAGGCTTCGCAAGAGACCGAAGGGGCTCGGGCAGGTCTAGAAATGATGAAGCATCAACAGCAGCTAGCTAGTCAACAACAGGCCCAGAAGCCTACTAAGAAAGGAGATTGATGTACGAGATTTTAAAATTTGGTGGGATCGTCACCGAAAAAATCGACGATAAAGTTCGACAACTTGAGGAGTCCTTGGCATCAAAAACTGCTAAGAACTACGAAGAGTATTGCGAACAATGTGGGGTTGTAACAGGTCTACTCACAGCGCGTCGATTCATCACAGACCTGACAAAAAACTTGGAGAACTCAGATGAGTGAAACCCTCGATCTTGGAAGAGCAGTCAATCTATCGGCTATTCTGAACAAGAACAATGAAGAAAAGGCAACACAATTGCCAAAGCCGTCAGGCTACAAAATCTTGTGCGCTATTCCTGACCAGGATAAAGAGTACGAGAGCGGACTGATTAAAGCGGATGAGACTCTCCGCACTGATGAGCTACTCACTACGGTTCTATTCGTAGTCGATCTTGGCCCAGACTGCTACCTTGACAAGACAAAATTTCCTTCTGGCCCTTGGTGCAAGAAAGGCGATTTTATTTTGACTCGGCCACACGTAGGTACGCGACTGATTATTCATGACCGTGAGTTTCGTGTGATCAATGATGATTACGTTGAAGGTGTCGTTGAAGACCCTCGCGGCATCCGTCGTAACCGGTAAGGAGCAGCAATGGCTACAAAATATGAAGAATACAAGTTTCCTCACGAACAAGAGGAAGCCAAAGACGAACTGGAAATTACCCTTGAGGGTGATGACGAGCCGGATGTAAAAGTCAAGATTGTTGACGACACTCCTGAAGAAGACAGGAATAAAGAACCCCTGCCTGCTGACATCAAGTCTGAGCTAGAGCGTCTTGACGAGTCTCAAGATTACACCGCTGGTGTAACGCAAAAGTTCAAACAGTACAAGAAGGCTTGGCATGATGAGCGTCGAGAGAAGGAAGCCGCCATACGGGAACAGCAAGAAGCCCTGAAGATGACTCAGCGGATTCTTGATGAAAACAACAGGCTAAAAGGCATGTTGCAGTCAGGTGAGAAAGAGCTTATTTCGACGTACCAGACTTCTGCGGAAATGGAGATTGACAAGGCGGAGCGGAACTACAAGGAGGCCTATGACTCTGGGGACTCTGATAAGCTTTTAGCAGCCCAGAAAGAGCTAGTTCGGGCAGAAATGAAGCTTGACAAAGCAAAAAATTTCAAACCCACTGTACAAATCTCTGAAAATGATGTACAAACTGCTCCATCTAGGCAAGAAGCTGAGTCTCAGATGGACCCGAAGGTCGCAAGTTGGGTGTCCAGAAACCCCTGGTTTGTAGACCGCGACAGACGTGCCATGCGCAAGTTTGCCGAAGGAGTCCACGAGGACCTAGCAGAACGCTATGGAAAAAGTTATGTTGGAACTGATGAATATTTCACCAGTATCGACAAAGAGGTTAAGAAGCGATTCCCAGAAGAATTTGCTTCATCTCCTAACAACGATGAGGGAAAACCTCAGCGTACAAGACCGAGCACGGTGGTTGCCCCCGCCAGACGTAGTACTGCTTCCAAACAGGTGGTGCTAACGAAAACTGAGGTTGGATTGGCGAAGAAATTTGGGTTAACCAACGAGCAATATGCTCGTGAAAAAATGAAATTGGAGGCCTAACATGGCTGAAAGCAGATTACAACGCGAGATGACTAGTCGTTCAATGCAAGAGCGTCCCCAGCAGTGGAAGCCTGCGGAATTACTGCCGGAACCTGATAAGGCTCCGGGCTACGCGTACAGATGGATTCGGATTTCTTTCAACGGTCGTCGGGACCCTAAAAACTTTTCCGCAAAAATGCGTGAGGGTTGGGAGCCAGTAACCATCGAAGAACAACCGAAGTTTCAACTGCTAGCCGATCCTGATAGTCGCTTTGCGAACAATATCGAGATCGACGGGTTGTTGCTTTGCAAGACCCCTGTTGAGTTTGTTGCGCAACGGAATGCTTATTTCCAGAACCAAACCAGAGCTCAAGCAGAGGCCGTAGACAGCAATTTAATGCGCCAAAGTGACGCGCGGATGCCCATCTTCAAAGAGGGTAAATCTTCGACTAGCTTTGGCAAGGGCACTTAATCTTTTGGAGCTTTAAAATGGCTTATCCTACAGTCTCGGCCCCTTACGGTCTAAAGCCTGTAAACCTAATTGGTGGACAGGTATTTGCGGGTGCAACCCGTTTGATGGAAATTGCAAGTGGTTATGCCACCAGCATTTTCTACGGTGACTTGGTACAACGTGTTGCAGCAGGAACAATTGAAAAGGATACTGGCACAGCAACTGCCACGCCTTGCGGTGTGTTCTTGGGTGTTCAGTTTACCAATGGTTCAACTGGTCAAGTCCAGCAACAACAATTTTATCCAGCAAGTCAGTCTATCAAGTCTGGCACAAAGATATTTGCAGTTGTTGCAGATGATCCTGATACGTTGTTTCAAGTAGCTGTTGTGTCTGGCACGACTGTTATTACTGGTGTCGGTATTACCGCCATTGGAAATAACACCACGTTGGTACAGAATGCAGGTAGCACCACGACAGGTAACTCTGCCGTAGCTGTTACGGCTACCACTGCTGTTACCGCAACGTTGCCTATTCGTATCATTGATGTAGTTCGGGACACCGCTACTGCTGCTGATAACTTCCCTGAAGTTATTGTCAAAATCAATGCGACTATGCATCAGTACAACAACGCCACCGGCATATAAGGAGCATAAACCATGGCTATTTCACGCGCACAACTATTGAAAGAGTTGCTCCCCGGCCTGAACGCTTTGTTTGGTGTCGAGTACTCAACATACGGCGAACAACACAAGGAAATCTACGAGACCGAGACTTCCGAGCGTTCGTTTGAAGAGGAAACCAAGCTGTCTGGCTTCTCCGCCGCTCCGGTGAAGAACGAGGGCTCTGCCATTGCTTATGACAATGCGCAGGAAGCTTGGACTGCTCGCTACAACCACGAAACCATTGCTTTGGGTTTCTCGCTGACCGAAGAGGCCATCGAGGACAACTTGTACGACAGCTTGTCTGCTCGCTACACCAAAGCCCTGGCTCGCGGTATGGCGTACACCAAGCAGATCAAGGCAGCGTCAGTTCTGAACAACGGCTTCTCAGGCGGTGTTTATGCTGGTGGTGATGGCGTTGCATTGTTTAGTGCTAGCCACCCCTTGGTTTCTGGTGGCACCAACAGCAACATTCCTTCGACCCCTGCTGATTTGAATGAAACTTCGTTGGAAAACGCAGTTATCCAGATTGCCCAGTGGACGGACGAGCGCGGCCTGTTGATCGCAGCCAAGCCTAAGAAGCTAATCATCCCTGTCCAGTTGCAATTCGTTGCAACGCGTCTGTTGGAAACCGAACTCCGTGTCGGCACCACTGACAACGACATCAACGCTCTCAAGAACAATGGTTCGATCCCTGGTGGTTACACTGTTAACAACTATTTGACCGACACCAATGCCTGGTTCTTGACGACTGACGTGCCTAACGGTATGAAGCATTTCATTCGTTCTCCGCTGTCTAACAGCATGGACGGTGACTTTGATACCGGTAACGTGCGTTACAAGTCTCGTGAGCGTTATTCGTTCGGCTGGTCTGATCCCCTTGGCATGTGGGGCTCTCAGGGAGCTTGATAGTAAAAGGGGGCCTTGTGCCCCCTTTTCTTTTGGTGTATATTGCATTCATTCCGGGGTTCCCGGTGTATCTGACAGTCCCGGCTGACGACATGCAGACAGATACGCCTCACTTGCATGTAAGGAAATTATTATGTCACGCAGTACATTTCAAGGCCCAATTCGTTCTTTGGGCGGCATCTATCAGCAAGGCCCAGCCTCTGTTGTTGAAATTACAGCTAGTACCACTTTGAGTCCTGAAGCTCATGGCGGGCGAATCATTAGCGTTGGTGGATCATTGGCCGCAGCACTTACGCTGACCCTGCCAACCATCAACACTTCTACCAATCCCACAACTTCTGGCCCTGGTCAAGACCCCAACACGTTGAACAACGAAGGCGTTGTCTACACAATCTGGGTTCCCACCACCATCTCCACTAGCTCGTTGAAGATTGCTACTGACGGTACTGACAAATACGTTGGCACAATCATTATGAATGACACCGATGCAGATGGAGCCACTTTGGTTGGTTTCTTTGCCGCCGCCGCAAACGACTTCATTAACTTGAACGGTACTACCACTGGTGGTGTTGCCGGTTCGTGGGTGCAGATTGTTGCTGTCGCTGCTCTAAAGTACATGGTCAACGGCACAGTGATGGGTACTGGCACTGTTGCAACCCCGTTTGCTAACTCTTAATCAACCGAATGGGGCTTCGGCCCTTTTTAAAAAAGGAGATTGATTATGGCAATGCAAACAGACGTTAAATCAACGGCTGCGGCTGCTAATGCAACTACTACTATTTTTGGCGGCCCAGCCCGCATTAAAGGTATATCAATTAGTTACTCAACAGGAGCAACGGTTGTGTTAAATGATGGTACAGGCGGCACTGCTAGATTTTCTTTCACTGCGCCAGCGGCGGCAGGGGCTATTTATATTCTGATGCCCGGTGAGGGAATTAGATGTAATACCAATATATCTGCCGTAGTATCTGCAACAACAACCGCAGTAGTGTTCTATGGCTAAATCTCCTGCATGGACACGCAAGGAAGGCAAGAACCCCAAAGGCGGACTCAACGCCAAGGGCCGAGCCTCTGCGAAAAAGCAAGGGATGAATCTGAAACCCCCTCAACCAGAGGGCGGCAGCAGGCGCGACTCTTTTTGCGCCAGGATGACTGGGATGAAGAAGAAACTTACATCCGAGAAGACAGCCAAAGACCCAAACAGTCGGATTAACAAAAGCCTGCGGGCTTGGAAATGCTAAGGACATACCATGGGAAAACTAAACAAAAAAGCTCCAGAGGGTATGGAGCGTTATCGTGGTCAAGGCGAAACAAGCGCCAAGGACTTAACACCCAACCCAAAAGAACTTGTTTTGGAATCCGCTGCTGGTGATATTGAGCGCACAAACCGGGGGATGAACCCCACTGCAAAGAACGAATACAACCGTCGTATGCAGCAAGAAGCTGGCGGGCGTGGACTTCTTCGTAACGCAGGGCGTGCCGGTGCTGTATCTCTGGCTACTCAAACAGGTTTGGCAATTGGCGACGAGATTGAGAAACGCACGGGCGCTGGCAAGAAGTTTGTCGATAAGTCTGGCCTTGGTGACGCAGTTGAGCGGGCAGTAAAACGCAGCCACGAAGGTGTCAAACTGACTCCCGAAGCTCGTGAACGTGTCATGTCTGGTGAAACTGAAGACATGAAGAAAGGCGGCAAAGTCTCCGCTTCGCGTCGTGCCGATGGCATTGCCCAACGGGGTAAAACCCGTGGAAAGATGTACTGACATGAACCACGACGTAAAAACAATGACTGATGGCGCTGCCGTAGTAATGGGCCTTGGGGGCTTCTTAGGGTGGATGACGCCCGTGGTAGCACTTGTTGGTGGCGTGTTGACCATCGTGTGGATGGTTATCCGCATCTGGGAAACTGATACCGTACAACGGTGGGCACATAAAGATGCCGTCAACAAGTAAGAAACAACACAACTTCATGGAGGCGGTGGCCCACAATCCATCGTTCGCCAAGAAAGCAGGAGTCCCACAATCCGTGGGCAAAGATTTCAGCAACGCCGACAAAGGCAAATCTTTTAAAAGAGGTGGTGATATGGCAGGCAAAATGAACCCCGGCATGATGGCCATGATGGCCAAGAAAAAATCTATAAAGATGGCCAGTGGCGGTATGCCCATGGTTATGAAAGACGGTAAAAAAATGCCAGCTTTTGCTGCTGATGGCGAAGGCAAAATGAAAAAAGGCGGCATGGCTAAAAAAATGATGGGTGGCGGCATGGCCTATGCCAAAGGCGGCGGCATTGAGTCCAAGGGTAAAACCAAGGGCGCAATGATTAAAATGAAATCTGGCGGGAAGATGTGCTAAAGGGGTAAATCATGGCATATACACCAAATGCAAACAGACAAGTCCGTGGCGGTAAAGCTATGGTTTCTGCCAAAGAATTGGCAGATTTCAAAGAGCAGTACGGGGACGATAAAACTCTGACTGACTTGCTAAACAAAGACAAAGACTTGCAACGCAAGATTCCTAGTTCTACTATGAAGTCTGTTAGAGACAGTATTGACAAAGAGCAAAGTGCTTCACCCTTGACTCGTTCAGCAGCGTTGACGCGCACTGATAATTACAAACCACGGGATACGTATGTGCGTAGTGGTCGGAAGTCATTTGACAAAGAAACTGAGTTTGTTCCGCCCGATATGGATGAGTACAAACCTCGCCGCACACCAAAGTCTTTGACTGAGGTGACCAAGCCTGGCTCATCCGTAAACTACGAAAACAAAGAAGTGTCTGATATGTCGTTTAAGCACGGCGGCAAAGTTTCCAGTGCATCCAAACGTGCAGATGGTATTGCCCAGCGGGGTAAAACTCGCGGTCGCATGATTTAAGGAGATTGACGTGCCTAATTTTAAAACTTTAGCCGATAATCCAACGATGATGATGGCAAGGAAAATGCCATTTCGCCGCGATGCAACGCAAGATCGCGCTAACGCATTGAACATGCGAAACTACAAGCCTCGTCGCCCCGATGTGACCTTGGACGATGTGGTAACCCCTGGAAACTACAAGCCTCGTCGCCCCGATGTGACCTTGGACGATGTGGTAACCCCTGAGATTCGCGCCATACGTGCCAAGCTAATCCAAGGTGCCAAACAGGATGACATGATGGAGTCCGCTGGTAAGGTCTATGACCAAGTCATGCCCGCTCCTGATGGCCCCGGTGGTGGTGGAATGAAGGCTGGCGGTAAAGTGAGTTCTGCCTCCAAAAGAGCGGATGGTTGCGCGGTGCGGGGTAAGACCAAAGGCAGGATTATCTAATGAGAGCCAGTCGCGGCATGGGCGCTATCAGCCCTTCCAAAATGCCTAGCGGCGTAAAGAAAGCGCGCCGTGATGATACTGACTTTACCCAGTACAAAAAGGGTGGTTTGGCAAAACAGGCAGCTACTGCTATTGCTATGAAAGCAGCAGGTAAAAAGCCTAAAAAGATGGCTGAAGGTGGTGAGACTAAATCCAAAGTAAATGAGGCTGGTAACTACACCAAGCCAGATCTACGTAAGCGGATTTTTAACAGCGTCAAAGCTGCGGCAATTGTGGGTACAGGCGCAGGGCAATGGAGCGCGAGAAAAGCGCAAGTAATGGCTAAGCGGTATAAAGCCGCAGGAGGAGGTTATCGTGATTAAAGGACATACAGGCGATTGCGCCGTTATGGAAGATGGCCCTTGCACTTGTGGCACGGATGAAATTTTAGAAGAGTTGGCACTTGAAGATGCCGGTTTGACCGCTGAAGATTTTGAATGAAAGCGCCACAAACTTCCCTTAAAAACTGGGGCGACCAGAAATGGCGCACCAAGTCGGGGAAGCCTTCGTCAAAAACGGGTGAGCGGTATCTCCCAGAAGCTGCGATCAAAAGTCTTAGCTCTGCGGAGTACGCCGCAACCACCCGTGCAAAGCGTGCGGGTAAGGCAGCAGGCAAACAATTTGTGGCTCAGCCTAAGAACATTGCAAAGAAAACAGCAGGGTTTAGATAATGGCCAATACATCTGGAACCGCAACCTTCAACCTTGATCTAAACGACCTCATTGAGGATGCGTTTGAGCGTTGCGGTAAAGAGTTGCGTACTGGTTATGAATTCAAGACGGCGCGCCGTAGCTTGAATATGCTGACCATTGAGTGGGCAAATCGGGGCATCAACCTGTGGACGATTGAGCAAGGCCAGATTGTTCTTAACACCAACCAGATTCAGTATGCTATTCCCAATGACACGATTGATATGCTGGACATGGTTA